TTTCCCCATCCTTGTCCAACTAAATCGTTCATAAGAGTATTCTTTATTAACAATTTAGTTTCCTGATCTTTCAATCGAAGGACTGTAAAGTCCTCATTTGATGATTCCATAGTTTTAACTATTTTAAAAGTCGTTGAATAAACAACCTTTAAATCATAGTTAATATTACCTTGGTCATAAACTGACCTTATGGCAATATTATGGAGTGTTTCTGAAAGATGTTTAATTGGATTAATCCAATCGTCTTCCAGTTCTAGCATACCGTTAGGCATACTAGACACCAAATGATGTTGATCGGCAAGTCGCTGAATGAGAATTATCTCCTTCGGTAACAGTGTTCTGTCAACCTTGAAGAATCCTCTGGCCTCTTTGGCCCCCTTGTCACTCATGAAGAGATTTGAATCAATTATTTGATCCATATTCCCCCATGGGATAGACATTGAGAGATTGAAGGTTTCAGCAGCTTTATCTTTGACAGTGTTAATAGACTCAGCTATCCTTATAATATTATAAGAGATTAGTATTTTGTCTAGTAACGCAGGGTCGGAAATGATCTTTTCAGATGATTCCGTTACCCATTTACCCTTCCTTAAATAATCAAGAGTTAGAAATTGGGCTAAGGATCTTTCCTTAGTTCCAATGGCTATCAGACTGATTATCCAAGGTTGGAGCTTGTCAAAGTAGGTTTCCTCTCCTTCTTTAGTAATAGTACTAAGGAAGGGGAAGGACGAACTTGATAGTTCGATGCCTCTCGAGGCACATATACTAAGAAGAGTTGGTATGTATTGGAAATCTCTGGATTTGGATATAATCTTAGGAGAAATCCTAGATACATCCTTTCCATTGAGGAATGAACGACTACAGAATTCAGCTACAGAGCCGATTTCTGAGTATTCTTTTGATTTAGAAAAATTTATTGGAAGATTTATCTTCTCATAGATATCTCTAATTGAATCGTTTGGATCATAAATCCAAAGATCATCACCTACTTTGCCGTAACAGGCATTGTGAGGGAATAATCCCTTTAACGTCTCATCATTATCCAATACATAGTGTATTAGGAGATGATCGGTTAAAGTAGCGATGTCAAAAGAACCGTTTGTTCCCATTCCTTGGCCTTGACCATACTTTATAGTATGATCCATGCCTTTTACATACCAAGGGCAGTGCACAACAAGTTGTGCCCAGCTCTCAGCTAGTCTTGGACTGAAAAGGTGTTTCATCACGATCTTTTGAAGGTCACGATGGAACCTGTCTGTCCATGAAGAAATATCATAGAACTTAAGTGAACTTATGTCCATCTTATGCCCTCTGTATACTTCTTCACTAAGACATCGATTCTGAAAATCAACCATCTTGGAAACTCCAAGATCTTGATTTAAACGGAAGTCCGTATTCACGAACAACTGTTTAGTCACTGAAAGTACATGATCCCTTACAGGTTCAAGTACCAACTGTGTCCAGAAATCGACGATAGCCACGATTCGGGTTTTAAAACCTGAATCAGGGACCGAGACTAACTTTCTAATCTTAGTTTGTGCCGGAGTGGTGTTGTACTTCCCATGGCTTTCTGGTGGAATTTCAGAAAGCGACGACAAGTACCCATACAGATAATCTAACTTCATTTCAGAGCAAAGGCTCTTGAAAGGTCTGTTAAGCTTACTGTTTAAGAGGCTAACCGCCTCCTCATGAGCTGTTTCGATTTTCGGCTTTCCGTTGGGTCCGTTTTTGTTTAAACGAAAACGGTAACCTTTAAGGTCTGTCGAGTCGAAATCATACTTATGAGGTCTTAGTTTATTTGCTACATATGTTTCAAATTTTCTAAGAAGATCACTATCGATTGCTGAAGCTTTATCAGTTACAGAATTAAAATCTGCTTCTGATAAACCTTCGATCATTCTGACAATGTTCAGAATGGTTAGGATTACCTGGAAATACTTCGACCGAAGTTCGGTATCTGTATTCCGCATGTAATCTGCTATAAGTAAGGTGAAATTAACACCTAACTTAGAAGGAATTCTATGCTTCTCCGAGGTGGATATCCACCCTGGATTTGCAGGATTTCTAAACTCGATCAAAGACACCGTATAGTTTTTAATTATATGGTATCTCTTTGCACCATCGGTAAACCCATGGTTTCTGATGAGATTAGTGATAAGGTTCCGAACATCGTCTACAATTTGAGTGTAATACTCAACTGTGTAGATGTCCAGGATAGAATGAAGCACAATTGCTTCGTGTTCTAAACGTGGCTTAAAATACCACTCCTTATGTGGAAGGACCTTGCGGTGCTTCCTAGGTACTCTCCCCTGGCTAATGCGATTTTTCAATCGTTTATTATTCATAGTTATCTATGAGTAAGGTTTAGGGTTGTCGGCTGCGTAATCTACTATA